TAGATGAATTATCAATCCAGAATTTTTGATATATTTTGTCGCAAAGTTCATCATCTTGTTTTAAATCTTCAATATCATAAACGGTATATTCTTTAGTTATGGTTTTCATTGTTACCTCTCTTTTTATTAAATAAACTTATCCAATCTTTTAGTTCTTGTTTAGTAAGTTGTTTAGAATTTACATCATTACCGTATTTATCTTGTAATTTTTTTAACTTAGTATTTCTTTTAATACGGTTAATATGTTTATCTATATATTCGCTTATGTGAGTTGGTTTAGACATTTGTATTTACTCCCTTAATAAGTTGTTATCAATTCTGTAGCATATAATGTCGTACACTTCATTAAAGCCACCTTCCACCATAAACCTTTGTGTATATTCAAAATCATCTTTGAAGCTATACACAATTGCTTCTATTGTTTGAACACCTAAATTAAATATCATTCCATAATCTTTATATTCTCTTGTTTCAGTTGCAAATACTTCATTAAACATTAGACACCTCATTAAATAGTTCTAGTTGTCTGTATTGCTCTTGACATTCTTTAGAGCATTTTTCAATAGGCTTATCTTCTAAAAAATACTCCATAAGTGGGTATTGTTTATTAGTTTTCTTAATTTTCTTTTTATGCTTGTTAGCTAGATTATTCATTACTTATCCTCTATAGCTTTTAATTCTTGATGAGTAATTTTTGTATGTGTTTCATTTACAATATCGTTCATACACATAGTTGACCAATAACAATCACTAAAATTATGTTCTTTTAATTGCATTAAATTTAAAACTGCATTTTCTATATCAGCATCTTTTTCTACTTCTATTTTATAAAAGAAAATACCACCAGACCCATAATCAAATATGGATACTTCTATTATTTTTGTTTCATTCATATTTATTACCTCTAACTATTATTATGCATATAACTGACAAAATGTAAAGAAATATTATTATTAATATAAATATATGTGATGATTTCTAGGAATTAATATCATCTTCTTTGTTATTGGCTCATACACTCAAAAAAAATCATATTATTTTACAAAATGTAAACAATATAAGGTATAATTAGCATTACATATTAATTAATACGGAGTAATAACAATATGAATAACACACAAGAAAAGAAATGTAGTGACTTAGTAGCCGACAAGTTCGCAGAACAAGAACAAATATACAAAGATGTTCAAAAGTTCTTTGAGGAGTACGAGAACGCGACAGAGGGCGAACAAATAGCCTTAAAAGTAATTGATGAACATAACGGTAATTATTTCCACGAATACGAGGATTTATTTGATTATGTAAATCAAACATCATTAAGTTGGAATTATGTAGAACCTTACACATTTGATGACCAACGCGAGGGATATTACAGACTCCAGTTGTCCTGGGGTGGCCCAAGTGATGAGTTTAGAATATATACTGATATGAACAAAACAATACATGATATTGAATACTGGTATTTAAACTGGCATGACGGGGCTTGTATAAATGTTCCAAGAAATTCAGTTAGTTATGATTTATGCTTTTGGTTTATGGATAATGAATAATCAAGATCATACACAATAAACAAAGGGGAGTATAAACTCCCTTTTTTTATGCATGTTTTTTACAAATAGTAATGAATATAGTTTATAATACATATATGTTAAACAATATAAACGGAGGTAATTAACATGATGAACGCAAAAGAAAATTGGAACAAAGAGCAACAACTAGCTCTTGATTACCAGAAGATTAACAATAAAGAATTTAAACATGAAGTCTTTATAAATTTTGTTGATCTAAAAAGATCATTTATTGATGAGGCCAAGAATATGGTTGCCTGGATCAATAAAGAGTTGAAAAGAAAAAGACCCGAACTCAAAGCTCATTTTTACTTTATGGATCAAGGGTATTTAGATCATGAACCAGATCGATATAAATATAGATCAAAAGTCTTTAATGATCTAAAAGAATTAATCGTAGTTCGACAGGATCATGATCCTAATGTTTACGAGATCGTGCAGAAGTGGGATATGTGGTATCACTCATGAGCAAACTTGTAAAAATTCGTGAGATCACAAACAGGATCAAATTTTTGAGGAACTGGATTGATCCAACACCTCAAAACAAAAAACAGATCAAACTTCTGGAAGATCAATTAGATCAATTACTTAATAGATCATAAGATCGTAGGATCATAAAAGGGGATCGCATGATCCCTTTTTTTATACCCATTATAAGTTTCATGAACATGATCAAGATCTAAAACATTCACGAAACTTATAATATAAAAAAGGATCACTAGGTATAACATAAACAAATCATATAATAGGTTCCCTTAGACCCCCATTTTTATATACACATAACAATAGTTTTGACCCCCCACCACCAAAAAAGTGACCGCAACTATATAGTTATACTTACACACAAGGTTTCTCTCACACAATTTTAATTTTCACAACATTCTAGTATTTTTTATATATTTGATGCTACAATCGTTTCAAAAGGGGTGTAGTCAAATATGTACACTTATTACCTCCGTACAGATTGCACCCTAATTTAGGATTACTATGGAAGAAGATATGATGATGAATGTCCCTTCTGCACCAGACATGCAAGGGACTCCTATGCCCCCCGATTTATCTGGGCAAATGCAACCTCAAACAGAAGAAGTATCCCAGGCTGAAATGCAAGAGGCTCAGGGAGCCCTCATGCAGATTATACAAGTTATAAATATGTTGATTGAACAAGGTCTTAACGAAGATCAAATCAGAGCTTTTTTAGAGCAATACGGTATTTCTGAAGACGAGCTTGACCAAGCTGGTCAGCTTTTAGGTGTAGATATTGATTCGTTACTTAGCGGTCAAATGCAACAAACTCAAGAGCCTATGATGATGGCTGAGGGTGGAAGTGCAGATGTTGGTTCTATCTCTCCTATATCTCCTTTTGAAATGACTGAGGCTTTTGGTGGTCCACTTTATCAAATGTTAAACCCAGCTGGTCAACAGTTAGTTGATAGATTTGGATTACGTGGGCAAGGATTAAGTGGTGCTGCTGCTATGGCTTTTGGTCCAAAAAAAGTTAAAGGCGGATTAACAGCTTTGGATAATTTGACTAGAAGTTTTTTAGCAAAAGAAAAAACTAGACTAGAAGCCGTAATTGCAAGCATAAAAAAAGGTACCGATCCAATATTAAAAAAAGAAAACTTAGCAATATATCAAAAACAGCTAGATAACGTGAATGATGAAATAGCTGAAAACATTAGACTAAGAAAACAATATGATGAAATGGTTAAAGATCCGTCTAAGTTTTTTAAAACTACAGATTGATAAGTGACCAATCCTAATTTTTCACATCTATCTGATTCTGAGATACGTGAAACCTTAATGTTACAAGAGCGTCTAGCTCTAATAGAACAGCAAAAAGAGTGCCAAGGTTCTTTCCTAGAATTTATTAATTACATGTGGCCAGAGTTTATTTGTGGCCGTCACCATAAAATCTTTGCAAAAAAGCTAGAAGAAGTAGCCGAAGGTAAGTGTAAACGTTTAATTATTAACATGCCACCAAGACACACCAAGTCTGAGTTTTGTTCTACCTATTTCCCTGCTTGGATTATGGGTAAACAACCTAATCGTAAAATTATGCAAACTACCCATACAGGCGAGCTTGCGGTTCGTTTTGGCCGTAAGGTCAGAAACATGATGGATACTGAGGAGTATAAAAAAATATTTAGCAAAGTAGAACTACAAGCTGATTCTAAGTCTGCTGGTCGTTGGGAAACCAACAAAGGCGGAGAATACTTCGCAGCTGGTGTGGGTGGAGCTATAACAGGTCGTGGTGCTGACTTGCTTATAATTGACGATCCACACTCAGAACAAGATGCTCTAAGTCCAACTGCTATGGAGGCTTGTTGGGAATGGTATACCTCTGGTCCTAGACAAAGATTACAGCCTGGTGGTGCCATTATATTAGTGATGACAAGGTGGAGTTCGCTAGATTTAACCGAAAGGCTCCTAGAAGCCCAGAAAGAAGAACTAGCCGATCAGTGGGATATTGTAGAGTTTCCAGCTATCTTTGAAGAATCAGGTAATCCACTTTGGCCTGAGTTTTGGGATATAGAAGAACTTAATAAAGTAAAAGCATCACTACCTACCCAAAAATGGAACGCCCAGTGGATGCAAACTCCTACCGCAGAAGAAGGTTCGATTATTAAGCGTGAGTGGTGGAATCCTTGGGAGCATGATTCCTTGCCTCCTGTAAAATATATTATTCAAAGTTATGATACTGCTTATAGCAAAAAGCAAAACTCTGACTACTCTGCTATCTCTACTTGGGGTGTCTTTAATCCAACCCCTGATGATCCTGATTCTATTATTTTGCTTGATGCCCAAAAAGGTAGATGGGATTTTCCTGAACTAAAAAGAGTAGCCTACGAAGAATATAAATACTGGGATCCTGATATGACTCTAATCGAAAGTAAAGCCTCTGGAACACCACTTACCCACGAACTACGCAGATTAGGAATACCTGTAGTGAATTACTCGCCTACAAGAGGCCACGATAAATCTACCCGTATGCACTCGGTCGCACCAATCTTTGAGTCTGGTTTGGTGTGGGCACCACAAAAGAAATTTGCTGAAGATATGATAGAGGAGTGTGCAGCTTTTCCCTTTGGTAAAAATGACGATTTATGTGATACTATGTCCCAAGCCCTAATGAGATTTAGGGAAGGTGGTTTAGTTTCGTTACATGACGATTACTTAGAAGACTCTAGACCAGTTGTTAAAAGGGCATATTACTAATGGCAATAGAAAAAGAACCGAACAATATTCCAAACTCTCAAAATACTTTAGAAGGTACCGAAGACATGCAGGTTGCTATCGAAGCAATCGAAGAAGCTGGTCAAGAAGATTTTGAAATGCAAGATGACGGTAGTGCTGTTCTAGGTGGTATGGCAGACATGCCTATGGATACAGGATTTGATGCTAATATTGCTGAATCTTTAGACGATACTACATTAGATAATATTGCAATCGAATTAGTAGCAGGTATAGAAAAAGATAAATCATCTCGAGAAGATTGGGAAAAAACTTATACAGACGGTTTAAAATACCTAGGCATGAAGTTTGATCAAGAAAGATCAGAGCCCTTCGAAGGAGCTTCAGGTGTCATACATCCTTTACTAGGTGAAGCCGTAACCAATTTCCAAGCCCAAGCCTACAAAGAATTATTACCATCTAACGGCCCTGTTAAAACCCAAGTTATTGGTAAATATGATGTAGTCGTTGAAGAACAAGCCCAAAGAGTAGCTGATTTTATGAATTATCAGATTACACACGTTATGGAGGAGTTTGACGAAGAACTAGACCAAATGTTGTTTTATCTACCACTAGCTGGTTCTGCCTTTAAAAAAATATATTATGACGAAGCCCTAGGTCGTGCCGTATCTAAATTTATCGCACCAGAGGACTTAATCGTACCTTATTTCTCTACAGACCTAGAATCATGCCCTAGAATTACAAATGTAGTCAAAATGCCTGAAAACGAGATTAAAAAGCTCCAAGCTATGGGTTTTTACAAGAAA